TTTATAAGGTTACTAATATACTATTAATATGGATGTCTAGTTTAATATAATAAAGGAGGAAGAATAAATATGAAGATATCTGAGATTTTAAGTAAGAATAACATTATTCGAGAGGATAGAATAACTGGGATCAATTTCCCAGCATATCTATCAGTCCCTGATAGAACTATCCGAGTGATGGGATACTTAGAAGATTTTGATACTGAAGATTTGGAAGAAGGCAAAGGATATATACTATGGGACAATTTTGTGTATGTCTATAATCCAAATTTAAGTAACTCAACAATGTCACAAGCAGATCGTAACTGTCTAGCATTCAATTTCCTTAATGATTATAAGGAGATCATATTCTTGAAATTCAATAAATTTAAGGAATTCAATGCTGAGAATGTTTACAATGCTGACCTGAATCAGATCATTAATGATACATCTAAAGATGATGTATATTATGATGCTAAGCAACTAATGGATATTCAATTATCCTCAACTATTTATATTCCGACAATAGAAGAAGATGATGATTTCTTAAAGAAGATTATTAAGACATTCATCATTGATACTAGAGTTAATGTTAGAGCATTAAAGAGTAAGGGTAGTAAAGAATATACTGTTAGTAATTTAATCACTGGATTAAATAATAAGACTAAGATGTCAGTAACATCATTTCTAAGATGGTGTGAATTATTAGGATTGAAATTCAATATGGATGTTCAATCTAATAACTTAATCAATATTATACCTAGTGATTATAGAGTACACTATGAATCTGGTTATGATAATCTTACTACAGAGAATAAACCAGTTTTCAATAATGAAGAAGAATATGAAGAGGAAGAATAATGATAACAGTGTTGTGTAGTAACTTAGACGATAACTCTGATGTTGAAAAGAGATCAGTAGGTGAAGTGATTGAGGCTCTGATAAGAATTTCTGATAATACTATTTCAAAAGAATGTGGATCAGATCACTTAGGGTTGATATACAATACACATATTCGATCTAATAGCTTAATCAATATTAGATCTAATGAGTGTAAGATATCTAATCGAGTTGATTTGTTTAGTTTAATATTACCACAGAGAATACAACAGTTGGCAACAATGAAGAATATGAGGAGGAAGAATAATGGGTAAGGAATTTGATAATCTTGATACAGAGAATAAACCAGTTGTCAATAATGAAGAAGGAACTGAGGAGGAAAGAATGATGAAGAAGGATAATGATATTAGAGGAATTAGTGATGCAACAGAATCATCTGCTGTAATTAAAAATGTTTCAGACAGACTCAATTTCAATGAAGATCATACATCTAATAGTACTTCAGAAGAAAGTATATCTGATGATGTAATAGACGATACTGTTACTGATGTTGATAAGTTGAATAAGCTTGTAAGAGAGATTGTTAATGATGATCTTGCTACAAAGATAAGTGGTCTTGATTACATTGAACCAAGCCAATGTAATGTATACATTAGTCACATAATGTGTCATATATGTGAAGAAAACCCAGATAATATTAACGATAGATTTTCTGGTAGATTAGATGTATCTTTCATTAGTAACCGTAGTAGTGATAACATTGTAAGTATTAACGTATCTAATTTTATCAAGTGTTATACAAAATCAAACACTGTGAAAAATTATCATATCAGCTATGAAGTATTAATTTGGTGTTATCTTGATGAATATGATATTGATAGTTTAATCAAGTTTATCTTTGATAATACAACTCGTCGAGTTATTAGTGAATTCAACTTCAATGAACTTGATGATACAACATGGTGTCTACCTACTACAATGAGACATATTAAGAAGATCGCAAATAAATATTCTGGTCTTATCAAGTACTCAAATACTAAGTTTAGCAATGGTGCTAGTGAGATGAGTACAATAAATATGACATTTAACTTAGGTGATGATATGAACACAGCAGTATCTGAGTTTAATAACGAATTTAGTCATTTAGATGATGAAGATGATGATGAGGATTATTTAGATGATGAAGATGAGGAGGAAGAATAATGATTATCAATAGAGGAATTGGTAAAAAGGTTACTATGGTATTGAATAGAAAAATCAATACCTTGTTTGGTAGTATTGATAGGGGACGCTCTAAGCGTCTCCATCAAACACTAAATGAATTTGTTATGAGTTCTATTAATCATAAGAAGAGAAATAGAATGAATGATATTCAGCATAGATTAGGAGATGTTGAATGTAAGATGATGGTTACTAATGTTGTAATCAATGATGTTAGTAGTGTTAGGACTGTAGTTGATTATAGTAAGACAATTCCTAAGATGAATGTAAATTATTCATCAAGAACTACAGAAGATGGTAAGACAGTTGTTAGTGCATCTCATGTATTATACACATACATGAAATATGGTAAAGAGTATCGTCAACATTTTGATATTATCTTTACAGCAAATAAGATTCTTAATGATGATGAAGTCTATGATATCATTAGGTTTCTATATAGATACACTAGTTGGATTACTAGTAACATTACATTCACTGGTGTTGATACATCTGATTGGGAGATTCCAACTAAGATGGATATTGTATTTAAATGTGCTATTAAGAATCCTGATGTTGTTAAGATTGTTGAGAATAAATCAGTAATTGATGATAGATCATTTATCGTATTAGATATGACATTTATGTTATGTGAAGATTTATTATATACCATATCTGATGCAGCAATGGATGATGTTATATTTGTCGATAAGAAATGGTACGTTAACAAATAATGAGGTAGATTGTTATGAAGAAGGAAACTCCGTTTATAGATAGAGAATTATCATGGATTGACTTTAATGAGAGAGTTTTAGATTGTGCTATGGATGAAAAGAATCCATTGAGTGAGAGATTGAATTTCTTAGGAATAACAACATCTAATTTGGATGAATTCTTATCAGTAAGATTTGCTGTTGCATATAATGAAGGGAATCCATATTATAAAGATATCCTGAGTAAAATCAATAGCTTCTTAAATAAACAAGTTAGTGTATATAATACTCTAATGGTTGAATTAAAGAAGCAAGGGTATAAATTCGGTAAACTCAATAAACTGGATAAGAAGGATAATAAGAGATTACTTAAAGAATTTAGAGATAGATATTATCCAATATTAACACCAGTATTAGTTAGAAGCTCTGAAGATATACCAATGATTGATACAAATAGTTCTACAGTTTATGTTGAGGATGTTGATGGGAATATGTTTCTCATCAATATTCCAAAATTCCTAGATCACTTAATCCTATTCGGTAAAGATATGTATAATATCGAAGATATTGTACTAGGACATTTAGATGAATTCTTTATGGATATGAAGATTAAGAGAACTATTATCATTAGAATTATCAAAGATGCTTCTATGGTATTAGATAATGATAGTAGCGATTTCATTATAGAGAAGATGGAAGAAATTCTACAAGAGAGAAGATCTAGTACTCCAATAGTTATAGAAGCTATAGGTAAACTTGATTCTGAATTAAGAGATAAATTAACATCTCTATTTGGAGTAGATAAGAAGCATTTCATACAATGTAAAGGTCTTGTTGATTATAGGAGATTTAGTAAGCAGAAATTTTTATATGATCCTGAGATGTCGTATAAGAAATTTACACCAGATTCTGTACTAGATAGTTGTGGTAGATATAGTATCTTTGATATGATTGATGATGGTGATATATTACTACATCACCCATATGATAGTTATGACCCAGTAGTAAAATTCATACTTCATGCAGCAATGGATCCAAATGTTGTTGGGATTAAACAAACTCTTTATAGAGTATCTAGTATAGATAGTCCAATAGTTGATGCATTGTGTAAGGCTGCTGAGAATGGTAAGAGAGTATTAGTATTAGTAGAAATAAAAGCTAGATTTGATGAAGAGAATAATATCCATGTAGTAGATAAATTAAAGAGTGCTGGATGTGATGTTATTCTTGGAGTAGAACATCTTAAAACTCATTGTAAGATGTGTTTAGTAGCATATAGAAGTAAGAATAATATTAAGATATATTCTCATATAGCTACTGGTAATTATAATGAGAAGACTGCTGGTATATATACAGATATATCATACTTCACATCTAAGACTAAGATAGGTTCTGATTTAGTTGCAGTATTCAATATGCTAACTGGTATCGCTAGACCTACATCTAAATTAATGAAGGTATGGTATTCACCTATCAATCTTAGAAAGAGATTAATCAATAATATTGATAGAGAAATCAAAATAGCTAAGAAGGGTAAGAAAGCTGAAATCTTCATTAAGGTTAATTCAGTATCCGATAAAGAAATGGTAGAGAAGATTTATCAGGCTGCTGATTCTGGAGTTTCAGTATATGTATTAGCTAGAGGAATTTGTTCACTAGTACCTAGGAAGAATCTATATATCAAATCTATAGTTGGTAGATTCTTAGAGCATAGTAGGATATACTATTTCAGGAATGATGGTAAAGAGGATTACTATATATCATCAGCAGATCTTCTTACAAGGAATCTTGATAAGAGAATAGAAGTATTATATAAAGTAACTGATAATAAGTGTGTACATAAGTTATCCAAGATTATTAAGACATATAAGAAAGACGATATGAATAGTTTTGAGATGGACGATAAAGGAAATTACCATAGATTAATTGGTAGCCATAATTGTCATCAAGACTTCATAAAGAATAAGAAAGGATAGATATTTGTACATGGAAGATATTCATAAATTCTTACTAAGAGTATTATGGATATTATGGATAAGTGTTATTATGTGTCTCCAATACTATACATTCACTAAAGGGTATTGGAGCTCATATGACACTATTATAATAATAGCTTATATATTGATAGTATCATTCACAATGTTATGTCTTAAGATGGCAAATAAAGTAGATACTATCAAATATAGATCTAATATACCTCGTAGTATAAAGGTTAGGAAGCTAGGTGAATTAATTGGTTATGAATTATTCGCTAGATGTTTTAGACTATTAGCATCATTGATGTTCTGTATGGCTATATATTATGATAGATATAATATCCCAACTATTATAGGTTCATTTGTAATACTATTAGGTGAAGCTGTTTCACTATTCTATAGAATGGTAGAATTACAATAATGGAGTATAGGAGAAATTCTCCTATACTCCAATTTTTATTACATATGAATCTCTCTTACTGAGAGAGCATATTTTTTCATAACACTTAATCTTGATTCACCCATACTAACAACTTTAGAAATACTAGTATCAACTAGATCGAAGAAGTATGTATAATCTGTTGGGCTAAATTCTCTAAGTCTACCTTTTAACTGTCTCATATTATCTTTAGATGAGAATGGCTCAGTGTTTATTATACATCTCAATCCTTTAATATCATCACCAGTACCTAAATATTTTACAGTAGATGAAATAATGTCAGCTTTCATAAAATCAACTAATTGAGCTTTGGTTTCAGAATTAGCAACACATACTCTTTTATCTGGAAAATGTCTATCAATGAAATCACCAATAACTCTAGTAGATTCTATTAGTGGAGATGTTATCAATATCTTTCCATCATACTCACTCATCTTAGCTATGATAGTATATATGCAAGTTAATAGTCTAGCAGAATCATCTCCATATAATTCATATTCAATATACTTAAATGGACTGATACTATACTTATTAAACATCTTACTCTCAGCACTCAATGGACATTCACTATTAAACTGTGTATAGTAATAGATAACGTGTTTTCTCTTAGATGTATAATTAAGAGTCTCATCTCCGAACTTATAGCAGTTATTGTATGCTCTTTTAAACATACTCTTCTCTTTATTATTATTCCTATCAAATGTTGCACTGAGATAGAATGTATTATATGTATTACTAAAGAAATCTATCATACAACTGTTATTGAAGTATTTATGAGCTTCATCAATTATCTTAACTCCTACACCAACAGTTTTAAAGAACTCTCTAACACTTTCCCATCCATAATTCCTACCAAAGCTATTGATAAGTTGATGGGTAACAAACATAGCTGAAGCACTAGTACCATTATTCTCAACAATCTTCTTCATATCATCACTACTATCTAGTATCAATAAATCATCTTCTGATACATCAGTAGCTTTCAAGAACTCATTAAACCATTGAGTTCTTAATTTACTAGTGTGTGTAATGACTAAGCTCTTACATTTATAGGTATTAGCTATAGCCAATATTGCTGCAATAGTTTTTCCATCACCAGTATCCAAAGTTAATGCTCTCTGAGAATATCCTATACCCTTAGTAAATTTACCAACGGAGCATAGAAAATCTACAGCATCTGCTTGAATATTACTCTTAGGGAGTAATTTAGATGATATCTTAATCTTATCAATTCTATCATATGATCTATCTACTACAACATCACAATTTGGTAGCCCACTTTTAATGTATGATATACTAGTACCTCTTGGCACATATAGTGTACCATCTTCTATATAATAGGCAACTGGTTCAAAGCAATAATACTGATCGTCCCATACAGATAATCTTTCTTCTAATTTTCTAAAGTCACCTTTCTCATATGGGAATATCTCAATATGTGTGTGAAATACTTTAATAGTTCTATTCATAATTAATCACCTCATTCTATTATAATGCTTTATTATAATATCTGTGTTCACCAGTATACAAAAAGATTGGGAGTGTACTTATTATAGCACACTCTCGTTATCTTTTCTTACGTTATTAGATATAGCAACCTAGTCGAATTAATAAAGCTATAATTGCTACACATACTAGTATAATTTCTTGATTCATCATAAACTCTAACACCTCTTTCACTAAAAATGAATACTGATATTAATTCTTAACATTAATGTTCAAATAAGGTCTGTAAAAACATTGAAGTAATATTGAGAAAGGATTGATATTATTATGCCTGTATCTACTACAATCAATGGTAAACTATATACACCTATTGATGAGCATGGTGATCGTAAGGAAGTCTTATTTCATACTACTGTGAATAATGTTATTGATCCAGTTAGTGGGAAGAATATCTTAGAGTTTTTAAATGACCAAAGATATGCTCCAGCAACTGCAACTAAAGATGGATTACTGTCAGCTAGTATGTTTAATACTATTAACAATTTGTCAGGTAATGAAATTGTAATCTCAAGAAATAAACCTAATAAGGATTGTTTATGGATGGAGATTACAGATGAGGTAACTGTATAATGAAGAAAATTAAACACATTATAAAGTTACTACTTGAGTATTCACTAATGTTCACGTGGGGTGGATTTATCTATTATATCATAGAATGTATCTATAGAGGATATTCACATTGGACTATGTATTGTCTAGGTGGACTATTATTCATTGTATGTGGATTGATTAATGAAATAGCTCCATGGGACATTAACTTATTTAAACAGATGGGAATTTCTGCTATAGTAATTACATTATTAGAATTCATTACTGGATATATAGTTAATATTAAACTAGGTTGGCACGTATGGAATTATAGTAATTTACCATTTAATATAATGGGACAAATCTCATTACCATTTACAATTATCTGGTTTTTCTTATCTTTATTACCAATCGTGTTGGATGACGTTATTAAATATGCTCTATTCAGTGGTAAGAGACCAGTATATGTAATTACAAAAAATAAAAAGATTAAACTATAAAAAATAGAGTTACAGATGATTTATCTGTAACTCTATTAATTTGATTACTACTTAATACCAGTAAGGATAACTGCCATCATTAAGATATCCTTGTGATCTGATTCAGGAAATCCTAATAGTAGTGAATCAATATCTTTCTTCACTAACTGTGGATTCTTGTTTCTGCTATGTAGCATATACTCAGAAATTACATTAGCAGCATCATTAATCACCTGATCTCTCTTTGATGCTAATACCTGCATCTTTGATGTGTACTCCATCATTGATGGAGCGTTATTATTCTTGTTACCACCGTTACCTGCTCTTACTGCATCTGTTAAAATTCCCATTACTTAAATCCTCCTTAATTAATAAATATTCTATCTGATCTTTCATTACCGAATGAGTTGATATCTCTTTCAATATAGAAAGCAGAATGCCCATTATCTTCTACCATCTGTTCAGCTTCTGATTCATCTGATAGAACGTCAATAACGTCTAAGAACTTAACGCCTTTCTTCATAACTATATAAACCTTACTCATTAGAATTCCTCCTCCTCATAATTTTGTTCATATGTGTTAATTGTACCATTAACAAATTCTGTTACTACTACCTTATTAGGTGAATGTGCGTTTCTAATCATATCAATGAGGAAATTGTTAACCTTTTGTACATTAGTTAATTTATTCTTATGATAATTGAATTTCCTATGTAGATAGTTAACATTCACCTTTAACACATCTAACTTATCGAGCCTTCTCCCAATCTCAATAACTTCATTGTGTACTAATGATTCATCTGATACTCCATTCTGAATCAACTCCTTTGTGTAATTCATTACTTCCTCTTTAAATGTCATAGCTATTTACCTCCTTAGTTTTGTATATTATTTATCAGCTACATCTTAATAGTATATATCTATACGATAAAATAGAATAGAGATATTCTCTAT